GGTATTCCAAAGCCGATTTGGACTGTCAGCGAGGGCTTTTTTACGGAGCCAATACCGGACAGATATTGGTTTGTATTCTCTAACCCGCGGAGAAATAGCGGGGCTTTCTTTGAATGTTTCCATAAGGACCGGAATTTCTGGCGGACGCGGAATATTGACTCCCGTTCTGTGGAGGGAACGGATCACGGAACGTTTAATAAGATCATTGCCCAATATGGCGAGGACAGTGACGAAGCCAGGGTTGAGGTAAAAGGTCAGTTTCCAAACCAGGGCAGCAATCAGTTTATTGGGAAGGATGCGGCGTTGAATGCGCAGATGCGCGAGCCGATCCCTGATCCTGGCGCTCCTTTGTTGATGGGGGTTGACGTTGCGAGGTTTGGTGAAGATCGGAGTGTTATTGCGTTTAGGAAAGGACGCGATGCGACGATCATTCCTTGGCATAAGTATAAAGGGTTGGACACGGTTCAGCTTGCGGGGATTGTTGCGGACTTGGCGGGGAAGCATAAGCCAAGTGCTATTTTTGTGGATGGGAATGGTGTTGGTGGCGGTGTTGTCGATAATTTGAAGGCGTGGGGATATAGGGTTGTTGAGGTTCAGATGGGCAGCAGCCCGACAGATGGCGACACTTATTATAATAAGCGTGTGGAGATATGGGGTCGGCTCCGTGAATGGCTTATGACGGGGACCATTCCCAATGATACGGAATTATTTAGCGACCTCATATCGCCAGAATATTCCTATCACCCTGTGTCTAATAAGATACAGTTGGAAGGCAAAGACCATATGAAGCAGAGAGGCTTGGCCAGTCCCGATTTGGCCGAAGCCTTGGCGCTGACTTTCGCGCAACCTGTGGCGAGGATAGACGCGCCAAGCTCTCGTAACAATCAAAAGAACCGCATGGCGCGGGATGTGGATTATAGTCTTTTTTCTTAAGTTTCATATTTCGTAACGTGGTGTTATATTGACAGCCTGTTTGACTTGACATCAAGGGCTGGCGTCATGGGTTTTAATCTCGGAAAAATTTTTAGAACTGTTTTTAACCCCCTCGTTGGCCGAGCTACGCCTGCCGCTCAGTCGGCGGCGTATCAGGCGCAAGGCATGGCTGCGGCTAATCAGGTGGCGACACAGATTAATAATACGGCTGCGGCAAACAATGCGGCAACGGCGCAACAAGCGGCAGTTCAGCAACAGCAGGCAACGCAGAACCAGTTGCAGGCAGATAATCTCGCTGCGGCAGATGAATCGATGAGAAATGCAGCGCGCTTGGCGTCTAAAGGCTCGACTGCAAACGTTCTTTACGGATCGAACTACAACAAGAAAGATGAAAAGACATCATCTGTATTGTTGGGCGCATAAGGAAATTTATCATGGGCGATTTTTGGAGTGATTGGTATGACGCCATAAAGGCGCAAGCTAAAGAAGTAGAAAAGACTGTTTCATATGTTGGCAGTTCTGTTTCTTCTGCTGGATCGGCAATAGCGAGTAGTCCAGAAACTCAACAAGCGATTGCTAGTTCTGTTGCGGATTCACAGCAGGCTTCAGCAACACAAGCCGCTCAAGCCCAAGCTCAAGCGGAACAAAAGAAAGCAATCGAAACAACCAAAACTAACACAATCAATGCAGCTAATGACGCGATGATTAAACAAGCGTCTGCTGGCGCAAAAGGTTTTTCGTCTAATATTCTGACTGGCGCGCAAGGTGTCGATAAGTCGAAAGAAAAAACTTCGGCTTTGGTCCTTGGCGGATCAGACGCCCCAGGCAATAAAAGCCTTGGCGGAATGGCGCCACAGCAACAGATGCAAGGTCGTGTTAAGAAAGTATTAGGACGCTGATATGGTTGATGACTCTCAGGTTCGCGTCCCGAAGGGTCAGCGCAACCAAGAAATAGCGAATAAGATACTTCAAGAGTTTGTCCCGCTTGAGTATAAGCGGGGCATTTGGGAACAGCATTGGGAAGAAGTGGCGCAGAAAGTTCTGCCCTACTACTCAACGAGTTTCTACAGACAGGGGAACATGACTCCTGGCGTAAAACGTAATCAATATCAGTATGACACCACAGCGAATGCGGCGTTATGGAAATTCGCAGCAGCGATGGAGAGCATGCTGACGCCTGCCAATAATAAGTGGCATCGGTTGCGTCATCCTGACATGCAACTAATGCAACGCCGCGATGTGCAGGAATGGTTTGATAACGTCAATGATGCGCTGTTTTATTATCGCTACAGCCCTCATTCCGGTTATCAGGCGAATCAGCATGACGGTTATGTAGGACTTGGCGCATTTGGAACAGCTTGTCTCTTTACTGATGACTTTAAAGACCCAACAAACCCGAAAGTAAAAGGGCTGCGATATAGAAACGTTCATCTTGGCGAATTGTTCTTTGCGACAAACTTTCAAGGGCAAGTCGATAAGGTGTTTCGCCGTTTCAAGATGACGTTGCGGCAGATTGCGCAGCGTTTTGGTCTTGAGAACTTTCCTGAGACATATTTGAATCAGTTGAAAGACAAGCCGGAAACGGAAGTTCAGATTATTCACGCTGTCATGCCGCGGGATAAGACAAAACTTACGCCACCCGTAAATAGCAAAGACTATAGATACGCCAGTTTCTATGTGTTGCGAGATAGTTGCAATCTGTTGAGCGAGGGCGGCTATCGCTGCATGCCCTATTCGACCAGTCGCTATATTACGGCTCCAGGCGAATTGTTTGGCCGTTCTCCAGCGATGAATGTGTTGCCTGCGATCAACGTCTTGAATGAAGAGAAAAAGACGATGATTAAGCAAGGACACAGGGCGGTTGATCCTGTGTTGCTGGCGCATGATGACGGCGTGATTGATGGGTTCTCGTTAAAGCCAGGTGCGGTGAACTACGGCGGCGTTAATGCCGATGGCCGCGCACTGGTTCATGTCTTGCCGACGGGCAATGTCGCCGTAGGCAAGGACATGATGGATGACGAACGCATGGCGATTAACGACGCCTTCTTAGTCACCTTGTTCCAAATATTAGTTGAGACGCCGCAGATGACGGCGACTGAAGTGTTGGAGCGCGCAAGAGAAAAAGGCGCGTTACTGTCTCCAACGATGGGGCGCTTCCAGGCTGAAAGCATTGGACCACAGATTGAACGCGAGTTTGATCTGTTGGCTTGGCAAGAGCTTATCCCCCCTCCCCCGCAAGCCTTGGTTGAGGCGGGTGCGGAATATCAGGTTGAGTATGATGCGCCATTAAACCGCGCGATGCGGGCTGATGAAGCGGCTGGCACGATGCGCACAATTCAATGGGCTGCGGAGATTGCGACACAAACGCAAGACCCTACAGTTATGGATTGGTTCAATACGGATGCGATTGTGCCTGAGTTGATGCAAGTCAATGGCGCTCCGTTCCGCTATATCCGCGATCCGCAGGAAGTGGAACAAATGCGTCAAGGCAGGAAGGCGGCGCAGGAGCAACAGCAACTTCTGCAAAGCATGCCTGGAATGGCGCAAATGATGAAAGCGACCAATCCAGAAGGCACAAGTCCTAACGCAGGACAGCCTGTTTAATGAGTGACGCAAAACAGTATCTAGCTGAACGTCGAACAGCCTATGTCCGAACGTTCAATACGCCTGCTGGCGAAGATGTCATGCGCGATTTGGCTAAGTTTTGTCGCGCTTATGAATCAACGTTTCATCCTGATCCGCGCGTTCATGCTGTGTTGGAAGGGCGGCGCGAGGTTTGGCTGAGACTGATTGAGCATCTGCGATTGTCAGATGATGACCTGTGGCGGATATACGCCTCGCAACCAAAAGGAAATGTTAAATGAGTGAAGCAGCCCCCGCAATAGGCGGACAAGGCGTTATGACAGACGCCTCTCCTACGGTTTCTCCCGTTACTGGAAACGGCGCATTTACTGAACAAAACAATGGAACCCCTGGCCAAGTTTCTTCCGGCTATGAGTGGTTGCAAGGCGCAGATGAATTAAGCGTTGGCTTTGCGCAGAATAAAGGGTGGGATAGCCCAATTAAAGCGCTGGATAGCTACCGCAATCTCGAAAAGCTGTTAGGCGCGGATAAAGCCAATAACGCTGTCATCCTTCCCAAATCGGCGGAAGACGCGGCGAGTTGGAACGCGCTGTATGATCGCCTTGGCCGTCCAAGCGATCCGAACGGCTATGGATTTAAGTCTGAAACAGGCGATCAGACTTTCGACAGCGCTTTGTCCTCAAAATTTCACGAACTTGGCCTGTCTAAAGAGCAAGGACAGAAGTTTGGCCAATGGCTAAATGAGTCCATGGCGCAGGGGCAACAAGTCGAAGCTGCAAAACAAGCTCAAGTTTTTGCTCAAGATCAAGCGTTGTTACAGCAAGAATGGGGCGCGGCCTACACTCAGAACTTAGCTGCGGCGCAAGTAGCCGCGCGCGCTTTAGGCATGGACGGCGATACGATTGATAAGATCGCTGGCGCGATTGGTCATAAGGCAACAATGGCGATGCTTTCCAGAATAGGCTCTGGATATGAAGAGGATGGATTTGTTACGGGTGACGCTCCGTCCGGTTTTGGCAATGCTATGACTCCAGGCCAAGCTAAATCAGAAATTCAATCATTGATGAGTGATAGTGATTTTATGAAAGCCTATCTTGGAGGGAATACGGATGCCCGTAAAAAGATGCAGCGCCTTCATCAATTCGCTTATCCAGAGTAACAATCAATGAATGAAGTCGAAGCAAAAGTTCGATGTCTCGAACTCGCCTCACAATGTAACAAGGCGACAGGAGATCATTCTGCGGAAGGCGTTGTGAAAGTCGCAACAGTGTTGTATGCTTTCATATCACCTCCGCCTTTTGAACCTGTTCAAGAGGAAGTAACGGACAAGCCAAAGCGAGGAAAACCAGCTTCGAAAGGGTTGGACATCTTAAGCTAAAGCCCCGTGAAAGGCGGTGAATAGGCCCCTCCTATGAGGACAAGCCGAAGCGTGTCGCGGCTTACTGTGACGTTCTTCGAAACTGTCTCATAGGAGAGAGTCATGTCAGTTCAAGTTAATACTGCTTTCGTCCAGCAGTATTCTACAAACATAATGATGCTGCTTCAGCAGCAGGGTTCCCGTCTTCGTAACGCTGTCCAGAACTATAGTTTCCAGGGCAAAGCGGCTTCGATGGCGGAGCAGTTTGGTTCAGTTACGCCTGTTCGTAACCAGAGCCGCCACAGCGACACCCCACTCATTTCAACCCCACAAGATAAGCGTTGGATCTATCCAAACGATTATGATTGGGCTGATCTGATCGACAACCAGGATCGTCTGCGCATGCTGATTGATCCATCGGGTCCTTACACTCAGGCGGGTGTTATGGCCATGGGTCGCGCTATCGACGACGAAATCCTTTCGGGTTTCTTCAACGCGAACAACACAGGCGAGAACGGAACGGTTTCGACCTCCACGCTCTATGCCTATAACAGCAACTCACAGTCTGTTGCCGCCACGACTGGCGCTTCATCTGCCACTGGCCTTAACGTCGCTAAACTTCGCGCCGCTAAGAAAATCCTGTTGCAGGCTGAAGTCGATGTGGACAATGACGAACTTTATATGGTCATTTCCGCAAAGCAGCATGACGACTTGCTGAACGAAGCTCAAGCAATCAATCTCGACTACAACACACGTCCTGTTTTAGTCGATGGTAAGATTTCTTCCTTCATGGGCTTCAACTTCATCCACAGCGAACGCATCCCTGGCGCCGCCAACTGGAACTCGTCAATCAATACGGCAATCACGTCTTCGGACGCTGACGGTTCGTATGTTGCGAATACACGTTGGATGGTTCCGTTCTGGGCAAAGAGCGGCATGGCTCTTGGCCTGTGGAACGACATCCAGGCGAGCGTTGATCGCCGCGCTGACAAGCGTAATTCTTGGCAGGTTTACGTTACCGGAACGTTCGGTGGCGCGCGCCTCGAAGAAAAACGCTGCGGCCTGATTAACTGCAAATAAGGGATAGCGAACCATGGCTCAGTATCTTTCTAACGAACTAGCTGGCACTACGACTGGCTTAACAACGGCTGCTGCAACTGGCTACAAGCCTGCTGCAACAGTTTACGCTGGCCGTCTAAAGCGTTTTCGCGCCACGGTGACATATGCTGCTCAGACAACGAGTGACACGATTGTTCTTGCCAACGTTCCGGCGGGTTTCACGTTCGCTTACGGTGTTCTGAACGCTGACACGTCATCTGGTTCGACAACGTTAGCGATTGGTATCACTGGCACCACGGCAAAGTATAGAGCCGCAAGCGCTTTCACCTCAACCGACACGCCGACATTGTTTGGTAAAGCGGCTGTGGTTGGCGCGGCATCTGAACTTTCCTCAACTGAAACGATCATCTTAACCTTGGCTGCTGCTACGGCTCCTTCGAGCGGCACCTTGATTGTTGATCTGTATTTCAGCAGTCCAAACTGATCCTCTTAGGGGCTGATTAACTTCAGCCCCTACTCCCACTTAAAGGAGACGGCCCATGGCGGCTTATTATTTCGGAATCAACAACGGCGACAATGAATACGCCTCTGTTGGTCAGTCAACCGATCCAACTAAAGATGTTGAGATAGTTATTCCTGATGTAACGAAGATTCCAAGCGTAGAGGAACTTTTGCTGGCGATTGAGAAGTTGGAAAACTTTATTATTCGATCTGGCAAGGCTTGGTAAGGAGAAACTACCATGACTGTTCGTCGCGCTGACGACAATAGATACGTTCTTGCTGAAAATGTTAGCGCCTCTGGCAGCGCAGTTTCAATAAAGGGCGGTCAATACGTTTTTCAAGTTGAAGGAACGGCAGGCGGAACAACTGCAAGTATTCAGTTGAAAACCGCAAACGGCACTTGGTCTGATATTACGTCTTACGGCGTTATTACCAAATCAACAACACTTCCGTTCGTTGCTTCTCCACTGGAACTTCCCGCTGGCGATGTTCGAGTCGCTCTTACGGGCGGATCAGCTAGTGCAATTTATGCTTATCTGGTGGGTCTTGGTTAATGCCGCAAACACAGGTAGATATATGTAATAGTGCACTTCAACGTGTGGGCGCTGCGCCAATCCTTCGGATTGACGACAACAGCCCCGAAGCGCGAGCGTGTTCTATTGCTTATGATAACAATAGACGCGATGAGTTAAGAAAATATCGCTGGAATTTTGCTATTACGCGCGCCGTTTTAGCGCCAGATTCGACCGCTCCCGCGTTTGATTATGATTATCAATTTACCCTTCCAACAAATTGTGTTCGCGTCTTGCGACCAAATACGGCGAATTTGGATTGGGTAATTGAGGGTCGCAAGATTCTAACGAACGATAGTGACGTTCTTAACTTGCGATACATACAGGACGTTGAAGATGTTACCCAGTTTGACCCTTCTTTTTATAACGTGGTTGCTGCTGCGCTGGCTATAGATATTGTTGAGCGCCTCACACAGTCAAATACAAAAAAGAGACAACTAGAGGACGAATATAACAATTCAATCACGCAGGCGAAACGGGTTAACGCCTTCGAGGCGGGACCAGAGGTTGCGCCTGATGATGATTGGTGGCTTGCGAGGTTGTAAATGCCTCGCGCCTCATGGACACAAAATAACTTTAACGCAGGAGAATGGTCCCCTCTAACCTATGGTCGAGCGGACCTTCAAAAATATAAAAATTCTCTGGCGTTATGTAAGAATTATATTCCTACCGCCCAGGGCGGACTTACGCGCCGTCCAGGCACTAAGTATGTCGCAGAAGTTAAAAGTAGTTCTGCCAAAGTTAGATTACAGGCTTTTGAATTTTCAATTACGCAAGCCTATGTCCTTGAATTTGGCAATCAATACGTTCGGTTTTATACAAATGGAGGTCAGCTATTAAGCGGCGGGTCGCCTTATGAGGTGGCTACTCCCTACACTACTGCTGATTTAGATGGACTGTCGTTTGTCCAGTCTGCCGACGTTTTATATATTGCGCATCCAAGTTATGCGCCAAGAACTCTTAGTCGGTTGGGCGCAACAAGCTGGTCGCTTGCAACAATTACGTTTCAAGACGGGCCTTATCTTCTTTTAAATACTGCTGCAACAACCTTAACCTCAAGCGCTACAACTGGCAGCGCTACAGTTACGGCGTCTGCCGTTACTGGCATTAATAATGACACAGGCTTTCAGACCACAGATGTCGGGCGCGTCATCAGATTAAAAGTTGGAACGAATTGGGCTTGGGGAACCATAACGGCTCGCGCAAGCACAACGTCGATCACGGTAAATTGGTCAACCACGGTTGGCGGAACGACAGCTTCTAACTTGTGGCGCCTTGGAACATGGAACTCAGCAAATGGCTATCCTGCGGCTATCTGCTTTCATCAAGATCGGTTATGGTTAGGCGGTCCGGCGCAATATCCTAACCGCGTGGACGCTTCTGTTTCTGGCGATTACACAAATTTTGCGCCAACAGACGCCGCCGGAACCGTCGCAGATAGTAACGCGCTTTCGTTTAACTTGGCCTCCGCCAAGATGAACACGATTAACTGGATGGTGTCCGACGAATGGGGCTTATTAGTTGGAACAGCATCAAACGAATGGGTTGTCGCGGCTAACACCATTCAGGTTGCTTTGACGCCTACAAACATCAACGCCAAGCAAGTAACGAGCTACGGAAGCAATACCGTTAAGCCTATTCGTATGGGTAAATCTACTTTGTTCTTACAAAGAACGGGTAGAAAGCTCCGCGAAATGTCTTATCAATTCGTGGTCAATACTTTCCAAGCGCCTGACATTTCTATGTTGTCCGAACATTTGACTGCAAGCGGCATATATCAGCTTGCGGCGCAGCTTGCCCCTCAACCCGTTCTATGGATGGTGCGAAATGATGGCACTCTTGTTAGCATGTCTTATGATAAAGACCAGGAAATTTCTGGTTGGGCGCAACATGATTTGGGCGGCTATTCCAATTCCGCGCAAACATTAACAGCAGTTGTTGAGAGTGTAGCTGTTATTCCATCTCAAGACGTTACCCGTGATGATTTATGGCTCTCTGTTAGGCGATATATTAACGGAGCAACATTTCGCTCTGTTGAGTTGATGCAAAAATATTGGGAAGACGGCGATCAACAAATCCACGCATTTTATGCAGACTGCGGCGCAACTTATGACGGCGTATCTACCGCAACAATTTCTGGCCTGACGTGGCTTAAAGGACAAACTGTCACTGTTCTAGCAGACGGCGCTGTTCATCCAGATTGCGTTGTAAATAGCTCCGGTGTGATCACGCTCGATAGATCAGTGACCCATGCAAATGTTGGATTAAAATATACAAGCGAAGCGCAAACCATGCGTATTGAAGCTGGCGGCGGAGACGGCTCTGCGCAGGGTAAACTGAAACGCATTCATCGCGCCGTATTTAGAATGTTTCAGACTGTTGGCATGACAGTTAAAGCCGGGACGCAAGACGGCTACCCAGAACCGTTTCGCTCAAGCGCCGATCTAATGGACAATCCTGTTGCGCTTTATACTGGTGACAGGCGTTGGGCTTGGGACGGCACTTATGATTTGGAAGGACAGGTTTATTTCGCTCAGACCGATCCTTTGCCAAGTAATATTTTGATGGTTGTTGCACAACTTGATACGCAGGATGGCGGCTAATGGACCCGATTTCGATTAGCGCCCTCATAGCTGGAGCAAGCAGTCTGTTTAGCGGCGGCGCTGCCGCGGGTGGCGCGGCGGCTGCTGGCGGCGCGTTTAGCGGAGGAATGTTTTCCTCTCTTGCTACTATGGGGAGTGTTGCTGGCGCAGTAGGCTCTACAAGTTCAATTCTTAAAATGGGCGCAACTGCTGCATCGCTTGCTTCTCAAATGGGCGGCATTTTTCAAACTCAAGCGTCCAAAAATACGATTAATAGCGCCGCATCTTGGGAAAAGGCCGGTATCATTCAGCAAAACGAGGCTGTTGCAAAGGCTTCTGAATATAATGCAACTATTGCGCTGCGAAATGCTGAGATTGCACGTTATCAAGGTGAAGTGGCCGCAGAGGATCAAGCTAAACTTGCTTATAGAACCTTGGGCGCAGCGCGCGCGGGATACGGCGCTTCTGGCATTACATCAAATAGCGGCTCTGCTGTAGATGTTCTTGCTGAAAGCGCGGCTAATATTGCGCGTGATCGTAACATGATCAAATTTAGCACTGATCTTAAGATTCAGAACTTTAAAGATCAGGCAGCGCTAGACAGTATGAGCGCTCAAAACGCTAGAACATCGTCTCTGTTCGGCATTTCTGCTGCCAATAATCGTCAGACTGCGGCGTTGATGAATGCTGATTCAAGAACCCTTGAACAAGTTGGAACGACTGCAACAACGATAGCTAATTCTATTCCGATCTATCAATCCGCTTACAACAATTTGGTGTCGTAATGCCCATTCGTGAATATTCTCCACAAGTAGGGCCTAGCGGACAGCTAACCTCTCGCGCTGATGCTGGCGATTTTGGCGCAGGTATTGGCGCGGCAATGAAAGACGTTGCCAGATCAGAGTTTGAACAAGCCGACGCTCAACAGACCCGTGGCCGCGCAATGACGCAGTTCGGGCTAAACATGGCTTCAGTCGCAAATGCCATTTATAAAACTGAAGAACAAGATGATGTGACCTCCGTTCACACAACCATGGCCGAAGCTCGCGCCCGTGGGTATGAGCGCGTTAAACAAATGGCTAATGAGACGCAGCCAGGGGATCAAACCTTTGTGCAGCGCGTTGGCGATTCATTTGCTGAAGAATTTAAAAATCTTAGTAGCAACGTCAAAACACAAGCTGGTCAAAAGCTGTTTGCCTCTGAAGCGTCAAATATGCGCTCTCAGTTCATGGCTGAAGCGGTTGGCATTCAATCTAGCCTAGACGGCAAGTTTGCAACTAATCAGTATGGTACGCTTAAAAACAGTTACGGCACGATTGTTTCACAAGACAACACACGTCTTGATGAATCTCTTGAGAAGATAAATCAAGCGATTGACGATAAAGGTTCGATCTTCTCTCGCGTTGATCAAAGCGTTCGAGACAAGCTGAAGGCGCAAGCGGCTGAAGATATGACAGTCTTTGCTGCCAGAGGCTTTGTCCGCCGCCACCCTGGCGTAGCTACCGAAAGTCTGCCGGAAAACCTACGAAATAGTCTGCGCAATCAGACTGTAAATCCCCCTACCCCTGGCCTTCCGCCAAATCTGGGCGCAGAAACAGTAAAACCATACAATCAATCTCAGATGACTTACATATCAAACAAGATTGATGCTCCTTCAATTTATGATGATCGTTTTAAAGCCGCGGCTAATCGTTACGGCTTGGACTGGCGCGAACTTAAAATGCGCTCTGTTGCTGAGTCTGGATTGAACCCGTCAGCAGAGAGTAGCCAAGGCGCTGGCGGCATTATGCAATTCACAGAGGAAAAAGCTGCTGAATTAGGGATCAACAGAAACGATCCAACTGACTCGATCTTTGGCGCTGCGCGTTTGCTGGCTAAATATAAAGCTGCTGCGGGCGGCGACATGGGCAAAGTGGACATGATGTATTACGGCGGTGAAAGTGGCAAAGGATGGGGGCCAAACACTAAACAGTATGCGGCTAATCTGGCGGCTGTTCGTCAAATATCAGGTTTGGGCGGAACGCAGACGCCAGAAAGTTTTGCCAATACCGGCCCCGGCACAGCAGGCGGCGATGAGGCTTGGAAAAAGGTTAAGACTGGTATTGAAGTTTTGGATCGACTTCCGCCAGATAAATTGTTTTCTGTATTACAGGAAGCCGATCACTATGACACAGCCTATCGGGCTGAACAGGATCGTTCTCGCGTTGAACAAAACCGTCTAAAATCTGAATCTCAAGACGCCCGCGCCAATGGCGTTATGGAGCGAATTGTTAGCCCCAACGATAAAAACGGCGGGGTTATATCTGAATCTCAGATCATGGAAATACCTGACCTGAGTTGGGAAAAGCGTCATAGTCTAATTCAATTCAAATCCGCTTATGAAAAAGAGCAAAGCCGGGAAATAAAATCTCATCCTGCGGCTTTTAATGCTTTCATTGACCGCATTTATGCGCCCGAAAATGATCCAAACAAGATTTATGGCACTGAAGACATTATTAAGGCGTTCAACAATCGTGAAATCTCCTATCCAGAGTTTCGTCAGCTTCAAAACGAAATAACTGAATTGAAATCTGGTAGCACAAACGGTTTTCGCAAGGATTACAATTCTGCCCTAGAAACCGTGAACATGATGTTTAGCCGCAGCATACAAGGTCAGATTGACCCCGCTTCCTCTGCTTCGGCTGCTTATCAGTTTCGCCAATATGCAGAGCGTGAAATTTCCAAAGCGCGCCAAGACAAACGTGATCCATATGAATTGCTGAATCCAAAATCGCCTGACTTCCTGATGTCGCCTGACAAGCTGCGCCAATTCATGCCGAATATGCAGCAGACCTCACAAAACGCTGCGACGATGAAAGTTCAGCAAGTGGCACAAAACGAAAGCCGCGCGGCTGAAGGCGGGAAAAAGATTGGTAGTTCTTATCCATTTAGCGACGGCAAAAGCCGCATCTATTTGGGCGGTCCGCTTAACTCTCCAACTAGCTGGCAAGATATTGACCCAACGAGTGACAAATGACGGAAGTTCTTGACGCCGACATTTTTAATACTCAGCCTGCTACTGGCGGAGCATTAGACGCAAGTATTTTTGCTGCGCCTGCTGCACCTGTTGCGCCTACCGGCCCGAAAACAGCAAGCGGGCCTGTTGAAGCATTTGAAGCCGGTTACGAAAATTCAGTCCTTGGCTTGGCCGGACGCGGAAAACTGCCGGATGTTCAATTAAAATCCGAACATGAGGCTTGGTATAACAAACTTGCCGCAGGCGTTGGCCAATTAGCTGGCGACTTTCCCGCCATGGTTGCTGGCGGTATTGCTGGCGGCATAGCTGGTTCAGAAGTCCCTATTATCGGCAACGTCGTTGGCGCAGGCGCAGGAGCCTTTGCTGTTCCAACCGCAATTCGTGAGTCTTTAATTAGCGCCTATCAGAATGGCTCTATTAAAAACACAGCCGACTTCTTAACACGCGCGTCAATTATCATTCCCAAAGTTGCTGAAGACGCCGTTGTTGGCGGCTTAACTGCTGGCGTTGGCGGCTATGCTTTAAAAGGCGCTGAAGCCGCTGGTTTGGGCTGGAAAGGAACCGCAGCAGTTACAGGCGGCGCGGAAGCAGCCACATTAACTGTAGCCCCTGCTGCACTTGAAGGTCGATTGCCAGAATGGGACGATTTCGCCAACGCGGCGATCATGGTTGGAGGTCTGAAAGCTGTTAATGCCGTAAGTCGCCGCGTGTCTAATGTTTTTGCCAAGACGGGCGTTGATCCGGCACAGGTAACTTTGGACGCGCGCCTTGATCCTCAGATCATGGATGATTTGGGCGTTCCTCCCCGTATTACGCCTGCTATTGATCAATGGAAAACAACTGCCGCCACGCCTTTAAAAGCTGATGGGATAAACAACAGCGGCGAATTAGTTGGGCGTTTAAAAGAAACACTTGGCGAAGATCATTTCGCTACTAAGATTCTGGAAAAGCTAGAGCCTAACCTTAAAGGCTATAAGATTGAGGTTTTGCCAGATAGCGAATGGGCTTTTAGAGGCTACTCTGACAAGCGTATGGCGCAAGCCAATCCTAAGACCAATAGTTTGCAATTTCGTGAAGGCGTAAAATTAGAATCCGCTTTTCACGAAGTCATCCATGAAGCAACTCAAACAGAGTTGAAGAGTAACCCACAATTTACGAGCGAAATAACTGGAATTATGTCCCATGTCCGCGACAGCATCGCGGCGGGTGTTGAAGGCGTTTCGCGGACGGATTTGCAACGAGTTAAAAAGGCGTTGCAGAACCC